ATAAAATCTATTAACTAATGAATTCAAAATAGCAGTTAAATAATGCCCTGAAGGCATTGAATGAGTAGTCACATATAAATCATCTTGAACAGCAATAATGGACCGAATAGCATTTTGCAACAAAATATCCAACAACTCTCTATCTTGCACAGGCACAAATTCTAAAATTACATCCTTAATTGCATCTTGCACCATATTGTTCATAGATCCATCCCATTTAGCTATATCCCCAGCGAATACACCCTTACAACTACGTAGCTCATTGTACATTTTTGGCCACTCAGCAAAAGGATTCATACCAACCATAATATAATTGTACTGGCGATTTACCATTATATGTTCTACCAACCACCCAAAATATTTTTTCATCAAAACTTGATGGTGTATCGTGCCAACTCTAAAACTGCGTGGAACTCCCTCTTTTTCTACATTTCTTAACTCATCCTTTAAAGCTTCAGTCCACACTAATTTTTTCCAATCTACATTACCATCTCTTAATCCCCGTTCGAAATCCTCTAACTCTTTGGAAAAACTAGGTAAAAATAATCCGTTGTCAAAATCTATATAATCCGTTTTACTAGGTTTACAACCATACCCATTGCTAGATTGCTTATTTAAGCCTGCTAACAATGAATTTCCTGCTACTATTTCACTCTCTTTTAATATCCTATATTGAGCACCACTCAATATATTCCGCGCTACTTTCTTTCCAAATTCTAATTCATTCCACGGAACAGCAACTGTATGCCCAAACGATTTTTTCGCAATATCCTTGACAGTACATTTGCCATATTTAGTTAAATCCGCCGGAAATCGTGTTACCGGAAATAAATTATATAACGGAGTCGTAGCAAAATTAGTCTTAGAACCAACACTTACATTTAAGGATTCATTTACTTTAATAATGGAAGAATCTTTCATAATCTTAGGGCTGATTTCAAAAGGTATTATCTCACAATCTGCCTCAAACAAATCTGTTAGCTTACATAAAACCTGTTCTGACCATTTAATGGCCATACCAATTCCTTGCGCTTCATTACCTGCTACATGCATACCTTGGATAGAACCATTTCCAACCACTAACGACCCGCAAAGACCATAACCCCGCACCGGGTACTTAAAATGATCTCCACTAACTACTACGCGAGACTCACTATCAACTAGAGGTATTTTATAAATGACAGGGTCCCAACTAGAAATATGATAGGGTACACATGAATCTAAACCTCCAAAAGGAGTTAATAATTTAAACTTCGATTCTTCGAGCCGAAAGAACTTAGAAATTTTCCGAAAAATAGTTGGAATATTTTTTGGTAATTTCAAAACTGCGACATCTTCTTCTCGATTTAAATAATAACTTCAACTGGTAATTTGTCATATAAAATATGATTATCACTACGAGAATTAAAAACTGTAAGATAATTACCTTCTAATCCCGCAATTGCATGACTAGGAACTAGAGCGCAATGCCCACTCATTAAGGCTATAATACTAATAGGTTTTCCTTGTGAAATAATCGTGACCTCCTTCAAGTTCCTAACAACACTTTCATGGAACGTATTCAAGGAATCACGTGTAAAATGCTGCTTAAAATCAAATTCAGCAACAAACTCTCCAACTACATTCTTCTTTTTACCTTCAAAATAATGGGAAACCAAAAACATAACACTATAAGTTAAAGCCAAAGTAACTATATAGACCACTAAATTTAGCAAAATGTCACTGTCTAAAATTTGAGCACACATACTCTTCAATTTTGCCAAAATCCACAAAATAGCATCTCCCATAAATTCCTTAAATATAATAAAATTATTCTTGCGTAGCAAATTTATATCACCATCGCTTTGCTCTTGATAAAACTCATCTCTTAATCGTTGTAACTTTACATTCAAATCGTCTAAATCCTCACTTTCTGATGACACATCACTCTCATTATCATTGCTCAAATTATCATTCAACGTTTTACTCCAAGGCCAACTAAACAAACTACGTGGCCCCATTGGCAGACTCTCTGGTTCAAAATTAGCGCGAATATAATCTAACTGCGATGGGGTTAATTTATTAGACACCATTCTATCCCTACAAATACGGCGTAATTCAGATATTATTC